TTTAACGTCGCTCTCTTTTAGATATGGAAATGTAAATGAGTAATTGGTGGTGGAGCCATCACCTGGGTCTGCACCAGTAAAAGGTATATTACCGTTTGCTGAGCTAGTTGGTTCTGTTATTGTTGCTGTTGCCATATTATTCGAATAATGTTACTAATGTTTGACTTACTTTTAATTTTGTTGAACTCGCTTTATAAATACTTGTATCATCTATAGTAAGGGCAAGAGTTTCTGTTTGGCCACTTACTAAACTACTTAAAAAACAGTCTGGCGAAGAAAAATGTGGTATACATTCAGCTACGGTAAAATCCTCCTCACCAAACTCTGTATTACAATATATCTTTCCCCAGCCTATTGAATTTGCCATTTATTTTTCTTTTAAGATATCTACTTAACTTAATTATATTTTCTCTTTTAGGTTTATACTCTTTCTTCATACTACCCAACCACCGTATAAAGGATCTTTATCTGGATACATACCTTCATCCTGGTCTTGTGTATACTCAGGGTATTTGGATGTATTCTCAATCATAAAATCAATAAATCTATTAGTATAGAAATCAGCATAATCCTTAGCTTGATTTGCTAAACTATCCATTTCTTCTTTTGTTACAATCTCAGCAGATTCACTGCTGTGTTTAAATATACCTCCGTTACTTATTTGGAAGGATGCAAACGGTATAAATGTATATTGACTATACCATATAAGCATAGGCTTGATGTGTGTGTTTAACAAAGTCTTATAGTCTGCATTTGCAGAGTCATCTAAGGTTCCTGCTGTAATTAGTGTCTGTACTTTTTCATATAACTTAGTACCCAAAAAGTTCTGTATATGGACATCTTGAGCAACCTCTACAAATTGAATAAGCTTATCGGTATCGAATTGGCCATCAATTATAGACTTTCTCTTTAGTTCCGTCATAGTGATAAATAACGCTTTCATAAGTCTGTATACATTTCTTCTTCTACTTCTGACAATTTCTCACCAGTCTCTTCTTCTCTTTTAATCTTGGTTGCAATATTGTCAAGCTCAGTAAATTCTATCGGTTGTAGTGTCACAAAATATAACTCAAGATCAATATTATTGTACTTAAGCAATTCTTTAAAGCTATCAATAAGTAACTGCTGAAATGGACGTATAACCATATTGTCCATTAATATAGAAGCTGTTCTAAGCTCCTCAGCATTATTCCCAAAGCCAGTATTATCTTTTATACCTAAAAGTATCGGTGAAACTACACCGTGACCGATCATAATCTTTTCTCTAGCCTCTTTTGCCAAAAATTCATATTGTGCGTGAGCATCTGGTATATTTATTGGCTGTATATCGCTCTGATTCTCTGATCCGTCGTTAAAAGCAAGTATAAATCGTCCTGCGTTGCTAGAACCGCTAAATTTATCATAAATTTTGCGTTCAAGCATCTCTTGGGACTCCTCATTAGGTATTCCGTTATTAAAATTGATAAGCATACTAGGTTGCATACCATTTTGGATGTTTGACAAGTGATAATTGCTTACTTCTTCCTCTAAAGAGGCATATTGCAAGCATCCTTGATAGTCAACAGGAGAATAATAGTAAAATCCTGGCTTGTAAGGCTTAATTATATACAATTCTATACGTTGTGCCCTTGTTCCGTTGCCAAAAGTTGGTATTTTACGTGGTTTATCACTTGGTTTGATGTTTTTCCAATCGTTATGGTAGTAATAAGCTTGTATTTTGCCATCCTTAGCCTTTTCTGCTCGAAGGGTTTCCATAGGGAAGTGAAAAAGCCCACTTATTTGCCTTTTTCTGTTCTTATAAACCACTTGAACAGCTGCTTGGCCCAACATCTTAAGATCGTTTACTATTTTATGTACATCTTTTGGGTCTAAGATAGATTTCATCTCAGCAAACATACCAGGTTTATCGTCAGAGTCTAATGCGTTTATTCCTCTGCCATAAATCATATCAGATATTCCATTTACACAGCGACTATTGGTTGGACTGCCTAAATATCTTTTGATCAACTGACCAAAATAGTTATTATCTGTACCGTATTCTATCCAGTTATTGCGTCTATTCTCCACAATCTTTGGGACTTCATAACCCGATAAATGGAATACTTTAAAGTTTTTCATACCATTACATATTGTTGATTACTGTCTCCAGCATCACTTTGTTGATATTGACTATCGTTAATTGTGTAATCTGACGTAGAAACATAAGAATCTGTACAATAAGCTTTATCTCTGTACAGCAAAGTAGTTCCCTTAAAGAACTCAAGGTTATATATTGAATTGTCAGCTAAAATACTAAACGTGCAATTTACGTTTGTAAAGTTACCAGACCTAGAAAACGACAGGCCCGTAAGTGTCTGCGATTTATTAGTTCCATCTTCAGTAATCTTCAAAGAAACACCAGTTTCATTATCTGTTGTCCTTGGAAGAATCTTAAGTTCTTGTGCGCTAGTATTTGGCAAAAGTCTTATCATACTAATATAACTTATTTGCCTTGATATTGTTCCAAAAAAAAGGGGCTTTATAGGCCCCTTTGAACACTGGTATCTAGAATTATGGTGTTCTTTGAGTAGATCCAGAAGCAGTAGCTGAACTCATACCCGCAAAAGGATTTGTTAGCGTTGCTCCATTAATAAAGTTCGGTGGAGTAGTTTCCTGGGCAGTAAGCGTAAGGGTATACCCTTGCATATCGCCAAGAGCGGTTCCAGTGACCATAGTGCCGCCAGTAACCTCTGCTCCGTTAACTAAACCTACAACCATAAATTTATCGTCATAAGTCTGAACCATTACGTGTGGTCTACCAAAAGACAAAAGCTTAAGCTCTTTGTTATCTTCCTTAGTGAGCTTGTGTAAAGTGATATTTAACACCTGCTCAAAAAATGTAGTACCATTTTCTAGAGAACTGTTTATTGTTGTTTCTAGGGACGAATTACCTTTGACATCATATTGGTGGAAATTGAAAGTACCATCCATATCGGTGATTTCATCATTAGATGTGGTAATTGTACCAAATCCCGCAAAATCTACAAAATATACTTTCTTAATGCCACCAACCGCATCTTTACACGGTTTTTTGCGACCCCCTGTTAAAGTACAAGCCATATTAAAAATATTAAAAAAGGGTAGGCAGGCTCAAGGCTCACCTACCCTTATGTTAAACAATTACCCTGTATTATACTGTTGAGTGGTACAATACGATATCTGAACCAATAGCGTGCTGAATCCCAGCAGTAAATCTCATTACTACTCGTACATTTTGACTTCCGTCAATATCCGCCATATCGATAACTTTGACTTCGTTGTGGTCAGAAAGCAATCCAGTTCCAAAGAATAGATTTGATTTCTCAGCCGCAATAATAGTATTGTTTGCAAGGCCATTAGCCACAAACAATTTTACTCCGTCAAAAGATAAATCGCCACCAGCATACCACTGAGTACCTTTAGCATCAGTACCATTTGATCCAAGTGAACTAGCAAATCCTCCTAAAGCCCTCACGTAGGCTCTAGCTACGTTTTGAGAGACATAAATGTAAAGATCGTCATTTAGGTATAGTGTAGAAGGTATTGAGTCTACAACTTTACCTAATTCAGTTATTGCATTAGATGCTGTTACAGTAGTACCAGTAACGTCGTTTACTGTAGAATCTGCACCTAAAGTAGTGAAGAATCCATCAAATTGACCCGCTGTAGCATTAGTACCAGACCAAATATTGTTCTCCATTCTTTGGGCCACCTTGGAAGCAACGTGTCCGATTAGAAAGTCAGAAAACTTGGGAGGTAAATCGTCGTGAGCAGAAAACCCTTGAGAAATTGCTTCCCAATCTGAATTAAAATCCTTTTTACACAACTGCAGATTTACTTGAAATTCTTCTGGTTGAAGGATTCTTTCTGTTAGTGTTAAAGTAGATGATGCGTCAAAGTCGCAAGTAGCATCCTTTACGATATCGTCAGTCGCTACTTTTTTCAAGACCTCTTTGAATTTTACATTTGGCTTGATTGTGATACCACCGTTGTCAAGTGTATTTCCGCTTAAAAGAGCAGCTGAAATGTATTCTCCAGCAAATTCACCTGCGTATGTGGTAGTTATTGAATTAGTTGTTGCCATTTTATTAAATTATTTTAAAATTAACCAGTTGCTGTTAATGCTCCTGAAGTAAGTGCGTTACCAAAAGCAAAGTAATTTGTTCCATCAGAAGTGATTTCTACAAAGTCTCCTAGATTGTCTGCAGTATGAACAAAATTAATTTGATCTGCTGCGTCTACGTCTACCACTGCGCCAGCTACAATTAAGCTACCTTCGATTTTATCCTCTCCAGCTGTAGGAGCAGCGATTACAGTGTTTGCAGAAGACAAGCCTCCTGTAGTTACGAACTTAAGCTGTAGTCCAGCAAAAGGTTCAGGTAACGTCACAGTTCCGCCTGTTCCTGACACTTTAAATACTTTTCCGCTATCAGCTGCTGTTAATGCGCTTCCTACAGAAATAGCCTCATATTTAGAAAATATGCGGGTTACGTCATTTGAAATAGTTGTTGCCATCTTTATTGATTATTATTAATTTTTGCAATTTTAGCTAAAACTCTGTCTTCAGTGGTCATCCCCCTGTTTTGACTATATAGTTTTAGTTTTCTTTCTAACTTAGATTCTGGAGTGTGTACAATTGGAGCTACTTCCTCTTCTACAGCGGCAAGCTCCTCTTTAGGCACATCTTGATTCATTTTGTCCTTTCCAGCTCCCATATCAGTCATCATTTTTTCGACCATAGCTTTGAGTTCAGAAAACTCTTCTTTGGTAACGAATTTTGACTCTGGACTCTTTCCAGGATCTTCTTCCATCAGACCTTTCTGCTTATCCTCATAAGCTAATTCCTCTTCTTCCTCTTCAGACAAAACGATTGTTTTTACATCTTCTTGAGTTTCTTCTACAACCTCTTCATTAGTTTCGGCTGTGGGAGTTTCTTCGGTGTCATCTACCTTTTCATCAGTATCTTGACTGCCCAAAAGTACGTCTTTGAGCTTTTCTACAATTTCTGTTGCTTTCATATAAAGAATATATTAATACGTATATTAATATTACTAAAAACAATAATATCTGTTGTATTTTTAATCTACTGATGGAAAGCGAAGTAGTGTGCCGATTGAGTTCCGTTGTCTACAATAGTAAATGGACCAGCAGTTCCTCCACTTGTTGTGTAAGCTCCAGAAGAACCAAATTTAATTCCTCTAGAAGTCCAGTTAGATGATGCACCTGCTCCATAAGGGGCGGCTGGGAAACTACCTGTAGTTGCTGGCTGAGGGAAAGTAAATGTTCCAGTTCCTCCTTGAGTCTCTAAAAAGGCTAAAGAAGTATTGCTAGGATTATAAAACCTAAAGTTTTTGCCCGTTGGGAAAGAAAACGTAGATCCTAGCGTTACACTCTGTTCTGCTAGTTTTGCTCCTATAAATAAAGCTAAATCATCAGCTAAGGTTGCACCAGTTACTGGATCGTTTGCAAAAATAGATATCTCTGGTGTACTTGTAGTAAAGTCAAAATCTATTGCAGCATATTGACCAGCGGCTGTAGTTACCGCTGGGATAACTATAAATGGCTGAGTTGCTGTGGTAGAACAATTTAGTGTGCTTGATGTGTTTGTATATCCACTTGGGACAGTAATATTTACTGTAAGTGTTCTAGAAGTGTTTACGCTAACAGTAGCAAAAGATGATGGGCTAGTTGAGCTTATTGTACCAATATCTATAGAAGGAGTTGTAACAACTCCGTTAGCTGCTACTGCAAAACCACTGATTGTAATATCACTACAAGCCAAGGTTGGAACGGTAAGTGGCTGGGTTGCTGTAGTTGTACAAGCTACTGTACTGCCTGCGTTGAAATATCCAGTAGGAACAGTTATGTTTACCGTTAATGTTCTTACAGTATCTACACTTACTGTGCTAAATGAAGAAGGACTAGTGGAGGCAATAGCACCAACACTAATACTAGGGAGTGTTACTGTTCCGTTAGATGCTACTGCAAAACCTGTAAGAGTAACGTCTGAACAAGTAAAGGTAGGAGTAGCAGATTGAGTCGCTGTAGTGGTACAGCTAATCTGCTGACCAGAATTATTAAATCCAGCAGGAGAAGTAATATTTACTGTTAGTGTTCTAGTAGTCCCTGTATCTACGATACTAAAACTAGATGGACTTGTAGAAACTATAGTACCTGTGTTTATTGTAGGGACTGTTACTGTGCCATTTGCAGCAACAGCAAAGCCCGACAAAGTTAAGTCTGTACAATCAAACTCTGGGTTGTCTGGATTTACCGTTATTGTTCCAGATCCAGATGCATTTTGATTTACTAAAGAACCAATACCCTGGTTTATTAATTCACCCTCACAGCATTCAATAGAATAGGTTTCTTCGTCCGCACAAAGACATCCTCTTCTGGCATCTTGAGGTGACGAAGTTCTACCGCTATAGTCTCTTCTTTTGTGAGCCATTATAACAATTTGATTACACTAAAGGTAGCTTTAGGGTGCTTGCTTGGTAGCAAGTCATTATCAGTAACATACTTTGCATTCTCAGGTCTTTTGTTTCTTACTAAGTACAAGAAAGCGTTAACCCGTGCAAAAGCCCACTGAGACGGGCTATTAACACGTGGGCTGCGAGATGTATTAAAAGCTCCAAGACCACGCTGAAAAACAGAGGCAAGCATACCAACAGTGACACCATACCCAATTTTCTTTTTATACCTTTTGTTAAATTCATCAGCTTTCTTTTGTAATGTAGCTCTGTCTTTAGCAGATACTTTTGCTCCTCTTTTTCCTTTAGCAGTACCCTTTGCGGTTCCCTTGCCTTTAGGGTTAGGATTAGGTGTACTAGATTTAGGTGCTTTAGGGCTTTTTCTAACCCCTCCTCGTGGTCCCACCTCGGCCATATTGTGTTTCTCGCAAGGCATATACCAAGTATCGCCTTCATATTCGTGAGTGTGATAACCTTCACACCCAATATCTTTTGCGGCCTCCTCTGCCTCCTCTATAGTAGAGTAAGCAGCTCTTCCATCTATTATAACAGAAGCAGCCTCTATTTCGTTCAATCCCTTTAGCTTGGACGTTGTCCAACTCAGCATAGATTTGCCTCCCCAAAGTAAATAAGAAATGGTTCCACAGGCTTCTGTGTCTGAAGGGTCGTAATATACTGCTGATCTAGAGAGATAACTGTAGATTCTCTTAAGAGTAGATACTGTAAACTTAGTAGAACCTTTTGCAATTTGCCTGGCTCTAACTTTTCCAACCTGGGTAGCACAACGATTTCCAACCTTTTCATTTAATTCTATTCCTCTTTTAGCATTATTTATTGCTGAATTTGGATATCCACCATAAGATTCAAGCTCTACTTTATCGTCTAATTTAGAAAGAATCTCTAACAATTCAAATTCTGCGTTTAATTCTTCTAAACATTCCTCACATATAGACAGTGGCATATCAGCTATAGATCTGCTTGTTGCATTATCTGCAAAGAATCCTTCTATTGAAAAACCATTAAGCTCACCAGATTTAGCTTTTTCCCAAACTTCGTCATTATTAACTTTCATAGAGACCATCCAAGTCCCAACTGGAACATCAAATCCATACTTAGAAGATTTGTCTTTTTGTTTATCTTCTACTAGCCAACTTTCAACAACAGTTACACCAGAGATTGTCTCCTGGTGTTCTAAGGTTGCTTTTGATTGATGACCTCTTTCTAGAAATAACTCAGAAGCTTTTCTTACTGTATCTTTTGAGAAGTATATAAAATACTTTCCATCTTTATCTTTACGTAATATCTTTTTGTCGGGAACCAAAGCAGCTCCCATAAGGATTCTTTTCTCTGGATCTATCTCCTTTAAAAGCAGAGGTACTTTCTTCAGAGCTACAAATTCCTCTTCTATAGCAGGATTTTCTACTAAAGATATTGCATCTATCCCACTAAATTCATTTTCCTCGTCTATTACAAGTTCGACTACTCTTTCCATAATAATATAACTACTATATTTATTTATTGTTTTAACTAAACACGCTTGAGTTTTTAGCTTTTCTTGCTGCCACCTGTTGAGCATTAGTTACTTGAGATTCCATAACAACTGCTTGAACGGGTTCATTTCTTTGTGTTGCAATAGTTTGCCCTAATTGGCTAATATCTGAAGCTCCGACAACATTAAAGGTTGGAGGGGATGCGCCACCTGCTGAACGTCCTGCTGTGGGGTTTATATCAGAATCTTGACCACTTTTAATGCCGCTTATTGCTTTTGCAGCAGCGGCAGTAGTAGCGGCTATAGCTATACCAGCAGTTACGTTATTTATTCCGACAAAAGGTTGTCCACTAGTTAAAGGAAAAAGAGCTATTGATTTTGCATTTGCTATAGCGGTATTTGCTATTATTTGCGCAATTGCACCTAGTTTTTCAACAATAACCCCAGCTATAGCTACATCTTTGTTTCCTTCTGCCACTTCTTGCAATAAATCACCTACAGCCTCAAATGCAGCTCCTGTATTTCTCATAGCCATCATTTTTGCTTCCTCAGATAACTTTGTGCTATTTTCGTCTTCGTCTCTTAGTAAGTCTAAATCTTTAAAATACTCATTAAATTCATTTTTTCTAGCATTAAGACCTTCTCTTAATAATTCTAAAGCTCTATCTTGCATTTCAGTACGGGGCTCCTCCTCTAAATGAGTAGATCTTAGCCTTATAAGCTCCTTTTCTGCTTCTATTTCACTCTCTAAAAGCTTTACTTTTTCTCTTTCTTCTGGTTTTGTTATTTTATCTATTGCAAAAAGAGTTAATTTTAAATTAACTTCTTCTGCCCCTAACTTAATTCTTTCAAGTATTAGGTCGTTTATTTGTTTTTGATTCTCTGCAGTAGCTTCCTCTAGAGGCTTTAATTCCGCATCTATTTCAGCTCTTCTTTGTCTTATCTCTACTAAACGCTGAAATTCAGCGAATGTTTCTGTAAGGGTCTTGTTGTTTAATTTACCATTCTTCTCAAGAGCTACAACTGCCTTATCAAACTCTTTAAATTCTAGTCTAAGGGCTTTTGTTCTTTTTCCACCAACAACAAGAGTTCCTTTTTCCTCTCCGAACACGCCAGCCATAGTTCTTTGGAGAGCATTCATAGTTTTTAATTGATTAGCAAAGGTATCAGTCAAATCTTCTGCGGCTTCTTTTGCTTTATTACCATTAATAGCAAAATTCTCTAACAAAGCAATTAGTCCTTGAAAAGCAAGGATTATTCCAAGAGGCCCCATAAGCTGACGTCCAAGCTGCTTAAATGCTAGACTAACACCTGTAATTCCTCCACCTCTTTTAGAAACTAATGTTATAAATAAGGTGGATAACTGAGAGAGGTTATTTGCCATACCACGAATACCATAATTGGCATCTGATATAGTTCTTCCAAGTTCAGTAAGTGTAGCCCCTGCAAGCCCAGCATCACTAATTAGGCTTTTGTTTCCAGCCTCAACGCCTTTAAGGGCAGTTGCCTGATCTCTCAAACTCTTCGTAGCGGCATTTATTGCTCTATCCACGTTCTTAAAAGACTTGCCTAATTGGTCAACTTTTACACGACCTTTGTCATCAAACTCAAAAGTAAAATTAATTCTATTAGCCATTTTTTCTTCTCTTTATCATATCACGTGTTTCTTTTGTCGTGGTTGGAGCTTTATATTTGCCTTTAGCAAATTGTATAACTTCACTACCGTCATAATAATCAAACAGTGATAATATTTCTATCATTTTTTTTATCATATCCTAAGTGTCTTTTTATCTACTGTAACTATTGTGGTGTCAACTGTGGCTCCTACTGTGGCAGAAATTTCTGTTGATGCATCAGCATTATCATCAAATAGTATTACTTCATTTTTGTTTGTTGTTGTAACATCCTCAAATTCCCTTACAGTATCCACTATTATGGTTTCTGGAACAATATTAACTAACTCAAATTCAGTTATGCCAGTCATAAAATTAGTAGACATTCTATTTATTAAATATCTGTCATCAAATATTTCAATTATGTCATTTAATTTTAAGTTGATAAGAATATCTAAAGGAAGTTTAGACTTTATCTTAAATAGCCTTGTGTGAGGGTCAAAAGACTGCTGTATGTATTTTTTATAAAACTTGGTAAATAAAGTATTCTCAAAGGCAACCCCTGTATATTCATTTATCTCTGGCTTAAAATGTAAAGCTAATGCTGGGTTTGTTGAGCTGTCTGTATCATCCAATTTCCTGCTGTTAGAAGGAATGTGATATGTAGAAACATTTTGGGAACTACCAGTCTTCTTGAGTTCAATTTGAGTAATAGATTGAGCTGGAGTAAGACCATCATTACTATTTTGTCTTATACAATACAATAGTAATGGGTTCCCAGATACAGGATTTAAGTCCTCGTCTTGGGATAATCCTGTTTGTATTGTGGTTACCCTATCATTTATAGTATCTGTATTTGTATCTACAAATTCTTTATTATCTGCATTAAAAAGTCTTTCGAACTTCATATGCTCAAAAGGCAATTCTACTTCAAAGTCTTCTCCTTTTCTTGGATTGAATGGAGTGTCATCATCTGGGTGTCTATCTCCACCCCACCCTTTTGGATCTATTATCCTCTCGTGTTGTTTAGCTAAAATCGTATCTCTTCCTTCATATTGAAACAAGACTGTTTTTATGGGGTTTATTGTCTCTACTAAATGTTCTGATCTATCTACAAACCTCGTTATATTCACCTCACTACCATCTTTATAGAAATTGTCTAAAGTTCTGACACAAACTTTTGCAGAATCTGTGGGGTCAATAAACACCGTCAAATTAAACATCTTAAATAACCCTCCTAAAAAGTCCATTATCGTTATAGAAGAAGGTAAAAGCTTATTCAAAGGGATTTGTAAATCAGTGGTTATGTTGACACTTCCTGTTAGCGAAACCTTTCTAGTGGTTAAAATATTAAGGCCCATACTTAAGTCGGCCTTAAATACTTTTTTAACAGTAAGTTTAATGCTAAAATTGTTTGCAGTAAATGTTTCTATATGAAAAGAATACATTCCTGGAGGAACTGTTAATTTAAATATATTGAAAAAACTGTCGTCTTGAAATCCTACAATATTGTCGAATCTATAAAACTCATTCCCGTCTTTTTGAACAACTATATTATATACTGTATTATTAGTTGGAGTTACTTCTAAACCTATTTTGAATTGGCTGTAAGGCGGGATATATAAAAATCCGCCTAATTTATCTACTTCATCAAAATTAGTTTCACAAAGATTATTGTTTCTGCCAACGATTCCTTCCTCGCTGGGCATATAAACCTCTTGAAGTCCACACTGAGTTATCGCATCAGAACCACCCCTATAATCAGTAAATTCTGACTTTTGAATCATCCTAGAAGGAATCTTTATATCTTCTCTTTCTAGTATCTTTTCTTTATCTTGATTCATCCAAAGATATAGTTCTTCGAATATAGGATTAGTATCAGAGCTTGCGTGAAACTGAAAAAAGTCTTTTGGTATATGGTTTTTATCTAATGCTGTTGAAGAAGTTTGGAAAGTAAGCCCAGGTAACATATTTTCTATACCCTTGATTATAGCTTTTACTTTGATTGCTGGCTTTAAATCCAAAACATCTAATCCTAATTGTGTAGTGGACCCATCAACAGTAACATCTCCGTGAGGGAATAAGTTGTCGGCAAGAGTAGTATTAGAGCTATTATATTTAGCGATACCGTTTGAGGTTATAATAGGAATTACTATTGCGTCATCTATAGTTGTACTACCAACCGTAATATCTGCTGCGGTTTGAATTAACGAAACTATTTGGGTTTCGTTGTAGGTAAGTTTTACTTCTTCAAACGCAGGTATATCTGCAAGGGTCTTTTCTTTAAATACCTCCTCAAACTTAGTTACCTTCCCATAAAAGGTAACGCTGTATGCATAAGGCTCGCCATTTCTCATTTCACAGCTTTCTAACTCAAGCCTTCCTTCTTTAAAGAATATATGGTTAAGGTGCAATTGAGCATCTTTTCTTTTATTTATGTCATAATAAAGATTGTCTTCTGACTTTGTTTCTCTTCCTATATTAGGATTATAGAAGTGCTTAAATAAAATATTGTTTTGATTGGAAGCAGGAACAAGAAAGCTCTTTGTGAAGTCAGAAAATACAGTTGATAATTCTTTTACGTCTTGAATTTGTTGTACAAGCTCTATACCCTCAAAATCAAATAATTCTACTTGAGAATGGGTATTACCTTCGATAACATACAGCTGTACGTAATTCATTATCTAACAGTATTTATTTTATGTGATGCAAAATCAAATTGTATTTGGTAGTCCACTAACTTGTCATTAAGACTTGTTTTGTGTTGCATAGTTTTTGTAACGGGCATAGCAGCAGTGACTACACTTTCAAAGGTAATCCAACAATTCTCTGTAAGGAGAAGTTCTTCTATTGTTTGATTGAAATCCTCATTTACGTATCCTGTGTTTAATGTAATAGAATTTTGTGCCTTTACACCGTGTCTTCTAAACTGGCCCTCGTTAACATTATATGTAGCATTTGTATCTATAGTATTTCTCATATACATACTATCTTCTACGTTCATACTTTCAGTCTGACGTAAGAAAAAGTACATACACTGTATTACACCAAACTTATTCATAAACTGACATTTTACTGGAGTGAACTTTGGCTCACAAACAGGTATTAGGTTTATGGATTTATGCTTTGTACTTTGTCCGTTATTAAACACATTTATGATGTATGGAGAATGATTTGCATTAGGAGTAAACGAAACATAATTTACTGCATTTGCTGAAGTGTTATCAAAATCAGATGCAGTATCTACTGTAACCGTTGATCCGTCTTTTACATAAACAATCTCAATATCATCTTCTGTAAAGAAAGGTATTTCTATTGCAGTGCTTTCTGGGACGTATACATAATCTGATGATATAAGTGCGTGCCTACTTAGCTCAGGTGATGCTCCTTCGCTGTGATATCCATATCCGTCAAATGCTAAATAATATGATGTTGCCATAATTAGGTTATTGTTGATTCTAATTGAACCCACTTGAAATAGGTTCTGTTGTTGTTTAATGCTTGATGTAAAAATTCTTGATATGTTCCGTTTTCTACATTTAGATGAGGTCTAATAATTTCTGACAGCTCTAGTATTACAAATTCATCCCCTGGCAAAGGCTTCTGAGTTATTGTTAGTATCTCAGTTCCTTTGTCAGTGTTTTGTGTACCAGAATAAACATAAATCTTAACCACAACCTGAACCATATTAGATTGGCTGAACTTTACGAAAAATGGACTTCTTACGTTTACTTTTGTTGCCATTATGATGAAGGTTGAGATGCGGTTAATACTTGTTTTACTGGTGCGCTTGTATTGTTAAATCCCGAAGGAATATTATATAAAACAGATAAGGTTCTTGTTTTGGCAGAACCACTTGTATTAGCATCATAAGAAGCAATACTTGTTCCTGTTCCAGCATTAAAATCGGTAGTTCCAGAATGCGTGCCATCCACTGAGTGCAAATATCCTCTAACAGGATAACTATTTGGGTTACTAGGAAAAGTTATAGTTCCGTTTTGGGCCACTGCAAATCCCGTAAATCCTCCTTGAGTAGAATCAAAGTTTTTAATTAGTGTTTCCTCTATCTGAACCCACTTGATATAATCTTTATTACTATCAAGGGGTGTTGCTGAAGTAGGTTCTATATAAGATCTTATAAGATCACTAAACTCTACAATTATATGATCATTTCCAGCAAGGGTGTATTTCTTTAGCTTGTATTTACTGGTTCCCTTGTCTGTTGTTTTTGTACCAGAGTATATAAAGATCTCAAGCTCTACAGCAGTAAGCCCAGTTGCGCTATACCTTTTATAAAAAGGACTACGTACGTTTATTTTAGTTGACATTCTTTTTACCCGTTTTTATAGCTATTTCTATATCTTTTATATATGCAACAGATGCCTCCTTTATAAGGCCTGGTAATATTTTTGACAAAGCTTGTTCTGTTATGTCTGTTGGGTCAATTCCATCTTTCCCGATAGCCTTAGAAATAAGTCTAGCTGCCTTTTCTTTTGGTAAATTATATTTTATTGAAACGGGTTTTTGTTGAATCCATCTAAGGATGGCTGAAACACGTGGAGGTTTGCCAGGCTTTCTTCCTGTTTCAATATATTCAAAGGTTTTGTTGGCATATAAATAAAAACCAGAAGAATTTTCTTTATTGAAAGCTTTTGCTAAGATGCTTCGCAGGGTATTTCCAGAGGCAACTTTATTTTTGTCTCTAAGCACAGATTTTACCTTACGCTCAAAAATCTTTGCGTATTTTATACAAACATTATTTAAGTTAATTCTATTCACAAATACTAAAGTCGTTATTAGGCATTTCTAGATTTAAGGTTATACCCCACCCAGCTAACTTATTTTCAAACTTATCTTGGAAAGGTTCGGCTGAAACATCTACACCTAAATGTAAATCGTCAGATTCATATAAGTCCCCTCTTCGCAGATGGCTTTGTAAATCGTTAACGACTGCAAGTTGAGTATTGTAAACGTCTTGCAGATTATGGTTTGTATAGAAAGTATCAAAACTATTTTGATTATTGTTTTCGTCTACTATATCTAAAGCCATAACTAGAATCTCAGCAGTAATTGTGTGTTCAGTAAAAACAAAATTTCCAAAAGACAGGTTTGCTAGAGGATATATAGAGGTCTTGTTGAGGTCTATTTCACTTAAGTCCCCAAAAGAAACAGTATTGGTAATATTATTACTACGTAGCCTGTTTTTTATCTTTTCTAGTATTTGGTATATTTCTTTCATTTCTTTTTAAGTTCTTGGGCCTCTAATTCTAATTTCTCTTTCTCAAATTCCAACCACATTAACGCTTTGTATATCGGAAGCTTTTCAGTCTCTTCAAACTTGAGGAGATTCCCTCCAGAGATTGCATAAATAGATTGATACCATCCCCATTTACTTGCGAAGCTTGCTGTTGATGTAATTGAGCTATTATCGATTTGTCCTTTAAATAGTCCGCTAAATATATCGACAGTTCGCTCCCTAAACGATAAAAAAAAAGCAGACAACCTAGTGCAATACTCAAAGGCATATCTTTCATAACCTCGTGAAAATATTCGTCCGCAGTATAGTCCTCAATCAAATACATATTGTTTTTCTGAAACTTCACAGGTCTGTACAAAACAGCCATTCCTTTATGCATACTTTCCCACTGTGCAATATTAGTATCTACATCTACATACTCACCAAGGGTCATATCTTCAAGTTTAGGCACAAAACCAAACTCTCTCTGAACACCCTTTTGGTCTTCTAAGGTAAATCTTTGAACCAGGGGCGTGTGCTGTTGAAACAGCTTAGATAAGTGTTCTAAGGCAAAGTTAAAGTCAGTGAGCTTCATTTCGTATGCTTCCTTTAGAGAAACGTTACAAAATATCTCTAGCATTTTCATATTCAAAAACTCAGGATCTTCAGCATCTTTATTCTCGTCGGATATCTTAAGAAACTTCTGATAGTCCCGTAAGGGTATGTCTTTTAATGTTGCGGGTAATGATATGTTTACTTTCATATTAATATAACTAATTTATTGGTTAAGTGTAACGTACAACGAAAATACAACAGTTAAATATAATTTTAGTTATATTACTATACAGTAATTGGAGTTGCTAAACGAACAATTACCAATTACAAGTATAATTTATTTATTAGTAATATGACGAGTGAGGTCTGTCTTGACAAGACCCCAGTTTTAAACAAAGCCCCCAGACTCCCTTTAAAGCTTTCAGTTTCCGTTGATTTTACTTAATTGAAGATATATACCTCGGCTTCCTCCGTTTTACGTTGATTTTTTCTAATTGGTAATATATACACGGGCCAGCTGCAATTTACGTTAAAATATCTGTTCACTTGCAAATCGCAAGTAAAAACAAAGTTTTCCCTTTAGAGAGTTTGGCCCCCAGTATGGGCCTTTAACACCTTAAGACAAAGAAAGCCCCGCAAACGGGCGTTAAATTGCCTTAAGCGGGGTTATTGGGTTTATTGGGGTGATAAAAAATGACGGGCGGCATAAAAACAAAAAAAACCTTAGCTATAAACTAAGGCTTTATAATTTTATTTGATTTAATTTATTTTAGTTTCATTTAGTCAATTTTATAAATTCTATTGTTTGAATTCGTTTATTAAAATTATCATTATTAGTCAAATAATATTTTGGAGTCTGTTCCTCGTTACTTTCTAATATTTGCAAAGATTTGTTTATTGGGTATAACCTTTTTATATCCTTTGCAAATTTTCGTTTGTGTTCAAACT